GAGTTAAAAGAAAAAGGTCAAACTCCTGAAGTTGTAGCATTGAGTAATCAAAATCAAATAACACCAACACAAGTTGATAATTCTACACAAGTAACAAACAATACTAAGGCAACTCAAGTTACTCGTACTCCACCAAACATAGTAACTCGTAATGACGATTCTTCATTGTTTGGTGCAGTAGCGAGTACTTATACAGCTTAGTCGTCTAACATCTTTCTAAAATCATCCATACCATCATCTGTCTGAGCAGCAGCTACAGTTTCTTTAACTGGTGCTACTGAAGGACTAGGTTCAGGTTGAAGTTCTACATCTTCTGCTGTAGTAGCATCAGAAGTAGTCATTAGAACTTTGTTTAACTTTGCTTCTAACTCTTGATATGTTTTGAAGTTACTTGGATCAATAAACTCATTCAAAGAATATTGACTTGCCCAGATTTGTTCTATCTTAGAATCATCTTCATCTAACTTACTTGGTTTAGCAAACTGAGACTTATCATAGTTTCTATATCCTTGATAGTTACGAATTGACATTCTAAAGTTTGCACCTTCCCAAAAGTCAAATGGATTAACTGGTGTATCATCTTCATACTCAGGGTTCATAGCATCATTAATCATATCAAATATCTTCTTACCATATCTGTATAATTTAACTTGACCTTCGTTCTCTGGGTTAGCTGGATCCTTAACAATATAAACATTACTAATGTATAGTAATCTTCTTTTCTGTTTTCTTGCTTGATCTTTACCAGCATCATCACCTCTGTTCCATAACATATTATTATGTTTAGTTACAGGATCATCTTTACCTAAAGTAGTCAATGAGTTTTCAATATACCATCCACCAGGACCTTGAAAGCCATGGTTGAATAATCTAACCCAAGGAATATCTTCTCCTTTAGATGCAGGTAAGAATCTAATAACAGCTGTACCGTTACCAGAAGAGTCAACAGCAGGTTGCCAAAAACGTTCGTCTTGACCTTTTTGAGTACTAGATGTTAACTTGTTTGTTTCTTTTAATAGTGCGTCCAGACTGGACTGTGAAGAGCGTTTAAGCTCTGCAAATGATTGTGACATTGTATCTCCTTGTATTGCAATGTATTAAAATTATCCACTTTATTCATTATATAAAATCTTATTATATATTATTATTTATTCTCAGTCAACAGTTGTTTCTGTTCATTGAGTGCTGTTTTTAGTTCGTCGATTACTCGTTTTTGTTTTTTAACTTTTGCTCTCAAGCCAGCTAACTCTCCAACAAATGCTTCTACTTCATTATTCATTTCTTACCTCTATATATTCTTCTCCTTTAAGATATTTCATTACATTCTCTGGTGACGAAATAGCATAAGGATCATCTTCTACGTTATCATCTTTTCCTGGTTCTACCAATAGCTTTTCAACAACTCCATCTTCTATAATGGCAGCATATCTCCAAGATCTCATTCCAAAACCAAGATTGTTTTTTTGTACTAACATATCTACTCCATGAGTAAACTCTGCGTTACCATCTGGAATCATTTTTACTCTTTTAATGTCTTGATGTTTAGCCCAACAATTCATTACAAATGCATCATTGACTGACATACAATAGATTTCATTTATTCCAAGTGATTTGAATTCACTATACAACTTCTCAAAGTTAGGAAGTTGATATGTTGAACAAGTTGGTGTGAAAGCACCAGGTAGTGAGAACAAAATAAATTTTCCTTTACCAAAAAAATCATTAGTGGTTTTCTCAACCCATTTGTAAGGATTAGGACCATCTATACTCTCGTCTCTTTCTCTTGTATAAAAAGTTACGTGTGGCAATATCATTTTACAAATACCTTTCTTAATATTTTTTTACCTTTCTCTGCTTCAAACAGAACAAATGGACTATACTTATCCATTCTCTTTTTAAACTCAGTCCAAACTGGATCATCTAATACTTTGTTCCATCTTCGACTATAATTTAAAACTCTATCAATAATGATCATAGTTTCAACGTATATATCATTTCTTAATACACATTGTAATAATATAGGATGACCATTTTCCATAACAAATAAACTATTAAAATCTAAATTCCTTTCATTATAATAATCTAATAAAAATTTTAGATCCTGTTCTAATATATAAGACAACTTCATTTGTCTTGCTTTCCATTCAGTATATACTGACTCTGCTTTTTGAGTCAATACATTTCCAATCCAAAAGTCTTCTCCATCAGCAAAGTTACTAACAAATAAGTCTCTTAGTTGATCGTTATTATATTTTCTTTGAAGTTTTGCAAAGAAGAACTTATCTCTCCTCTTTAGAAAACTATCTTCTTTTGCATTAACTTTACCGTTGTATTTAAAGAAATCATAATTTGTAGTAAAGTGATTCTTAACAGCTAAGTAAAGTTTATATGCATTAAAACCTTCATATATGTTCTTCATCTTTCATAAAGTTCAATGTGATTGCTTCTTCCTTTAATTCTTTTTTAATCTTTTGATTTATAAGTTTAGCTGCACTTTCTATCTCTAAGTCATTCTTATGACAGTAGTCCATTATAGCATCCATATAAGTTATTTCTTTTTCTTCTACAATCTCAGTAATAATTTTACTGAACTTAGAAGTTGACATTATGTTATGCATTCATTTTCCCTACACTCTTCCTCTGTATATCTTCAGACAAAAGCTCGGGCCAATAAATCTCAAATGCGATTGTATTTTTATTTGCTTTAAATAGATGATATTCTCCTGGTTTAACTGACATGAATTCACCAGGACCAAGTATTGTTTTGTCGGTTAAGTCATAATCGTTTTTAAATACATGGATCTCTAACTCACCTTCTTCAACAAAAAATCCATTCCACTTATGTGCATGTTTATGAGTGCTGCACTCACCACCTTTGTTAACTTCAATTCTATGAAACTCTACCACAGGGTTCTGCAGTAGAGCTTCGGTAACTCCCCATACTTTACCAGCTTTCAAATCTAGTTCCTTTCTCTATAAAAAATATGATCTTCATGAACTACTGTTTTGATCTTTTCTCTAGCCCATCTTGGTTTAACATAATAGGCGTGATAAAAAAGAGCTCCATCAGTAACATCATGCATACTATACTTTGAAAGCACTTGATGGGCAACAGCTAATGCAATTTTATATGATTGAACATCAGTAATAATATCAGCTTTGCCATCACAATACCAACTGAATTGGCATTTATGTTTTAATGGTACTTCTTTATCCATCTTTTCTTTATACCATTTACTAAGCTGTGCTTCATACACAACACCGCAAACTGTATTTGGAAAGTCTGGACTTTGTACTCTATTCATAACAACTTGACTTACAGCTATCTGAGAAAGTACTGATTGATTTCTTGCTTCAAAATAAGCATTCTTAGCAAGACAAACAACACTCTCTTGTTTAGTTGTATCTTCATGTGGCATATTATATCTATTGAGATCGACGTCATATAACAATTGATTTTGTTTAACAATATCTTCAATGTTACCATGACTAAAAAGTCTTGGCATTACATCATCTCTCTCTTCTCTTTGTGGTAGTTCTAATGTTATAATTTGTAGTACAACATATAGAAATGCAAAACCAATTAACCATTGTGGTATTAAGTTTCTCATAAAACCTCCTTAAAAGTCGCATTAATATTTATTTTTTATTGTATCTGATTTTTAGTTTAAAGTCAAGCTATTTTTTTTCTGAACTGCATCCACATTTTACTTCATAGTCCTTAATCGCAGCTTTGATAGCATCTTCTGCAAGAACAGAACAATGGATCTTAACTGGTGGTAACGCCAAAGTTGTTGCAATGTCAGTATTCCTAATTTTCGTTGCTTCATCTGTAGCTTTTCCTTTTACTAGTTCGGTTATTAGTGAACTGGATGCGATAGCTGAACCACACCCAAATGTTTTAAATTTAGCATCTTCAATTACTTTAGTCTCTGGATTAACTTTAATTTGAAGTTTCATAACATCACCACAAGCTGGTGCTCCTACTAATCCAGTTCCTACATTTGGATCCTGCTTGTCCATTGAGCCGACATTGCGAGGATTCTCATAATGATCAATGAGTTGTTTACTATATGCCATAATTGTATTTATTGAAAATATGGGCGCTGATCGCGCCCATTATCTTATAAGAAATTACTTCTCTGCGCATGCATATGAATTAATTTCCAGTCCTACAGAGATCTCTGTAATTTGTGGTTTATTCCAAGCCATGGTTTGCTCCTTAATTGTTAAATATTAATATTAAACAATGAAGCCGGTTGTCTATGACCGCGGACCTTCAATGTATTATTTAGATATAA